ATTGCTGCTGATTGCTCGTCTGTAATTCTGTCAATATCTGCTCCAGCTCCGTCAGCTCGCTCTCTGTTATCAGATACGCCGCTTCCGAGCATTCGCCATGCGGCAACGGAGCAAACAATAATAATAGCGACAGCAATAATATACATCTTTTTATTGACCATTTCACTTTTTACACCTCACTCGTAATAAATGCTGCAATCATACGGCAGCTTATCGCTGTAGCAATCCGTATACTGCCACAGCTTCACATTCTTGTGCGGCTTTTCTAATTTCAGACTGTTTTCGTGATAATACTGCGCCACCCAATACGGCACATAATCGGCCAGCAAGTCAATCCTTATTACCCCGTTCGCCAGCCAATTATAGCTGCTGTATACGCCAACATAGTTATAGCCCTTCCCGTTCAGCGTGCTTACAAACGCACTGCACGCTGCCGTTACATCGCCTTTTTGCATACCGTCGTCCTCCGCGTCATACCAAATGCCTAGTGCAGGATTTTCGCCGCGAAGATACGTCTTTAAAAGTCTGTCGACGATTTCCGCTTCTTTTCTTCCTTCCGCATCGCCGCACGCATGGGCGTAATAATATACGCCGTATTTTAGCTTATATTTTACAGCATTATTGACGTGCTCAATAAACATCGCGTCCAGCTTTTTCCCCTCTGCCAGCTTTAAAATCACGCCCCCTATGCCTTCGTCCTTTATCGCCTGCCAATCCACATCGCTTTGCCACGCGCTTAAATCCATCACTTTCATTTGCTATCCGCTCCTCTTTCTATATTTTTTCTTTCTCTATATTTTTTCTTTCATCGCGAAGCTGGGCGAGCCGCACCCGAAGAAAATTTGGGATATATTTGCCGTAGCCAATCCGGTCGATATTTTCAAAAATGCTTATGCCTTCGTTGCCGACATACGCGAACACAGTCATTGACTTGAACGTGTCAGGCAGCCCCATTGCCGCGTCAAGCCAGTGGGCCACAACGACCACGAGCAGTATTATGAGCTTTCGCTTTATCCCGTCAAAGCCGCGATTGCTGTTTAAGCTCTTGCTTTGCCATGCCGCCGCCATGCCCGTAGCGTAGTCTATCGCGATGAACACCAGCAACGCTATGACCATGTTGTCCACGCCGCCGACAAAAAATGAAAATGCCGCACCTATCGCGGAGAATGCCGTCATAATTTTTATCTCAAGCTGTGTGTAGTCCATATTTTTTGCCTCCTTATTAAAAATAAAACAAGAAAGACAGCCCGAAGGCTGCCTTTTATTCAACCAGATACTTTGCTGTCAACTCGGCATACTCTGCCGGTACGACAGGCAAGCTGTTTGGATTATCCTCTGCCGTCAGCGCGTATTTACCCGCCTTTATGAGAATAGCATATGCTTTTGCTTTATAAGTATAGAGTGTCATTTCTATTTTCCTCCTTCAAGCTGATTAATTTTATCGCTTAAAATTTCGATATTGTCGTACAAATCAATGACTGCACCAGCCAAGTCCGCTAAATCGTCTGATACATACGACGTGTCTTGAATATCCGTTCGCTCTTCCTGCGCCGCGTCCTTCTCTTCATCTTTTTCGATTTCGGCGTATTCCCACACGCCGTTTTTGAAATATCGGTCAAAGCCCTCTTTTTGTTCGGGCGGCTCTGTTTCTGTACAATACGCAGGGATTTGCCACCTGCTGCTCACAGGTGAGCGGTCAGTATAATCTAGCGTTTTTTCGCTGATAAACTTTCCTTGCTCGTCATATGCGTATACTGTTTTTGTTTCTGATTTATCCATTTTTTTCACCTCGCTCAATATTTTATCTGCGCTATCATTTTTAGCGCGGGCGGCTGAACTGTTGCTGACGCGCCGTAAATCGTGTTTGATGTCGAAGCTCTAAAATATCTTATAATATTGCGATGTCTTGTTACTGATGTATCGTTCATAGCATATCTTCCGATAGTGGTATACGCCCAATTCGCAGTTGCTCCCGTGGCTGTAATACCATAGTAGTTATCAACCATGCACGAAAAATCTCCGCTTATATTCGGCAGCCCTGCGCTGACTAAATTAACTTCGTCGCTTGCTTCAATAAATCTATTTAGCAAATTCGGCACTCTCAGCGCGTCATTTTCTTCATCATAATAAAACTTGTGCGTCTGCGTTTCGTCCTCTTCTGTGATTATCATTTCTGCGTTTTTTGCGTATTGCACTAAGCGAGGATATTCGCTCGCGGTTACTGTTGCGCCGTTTGCTTTTATATATCCGTCGCGCAATATGTTATCAAAAACATACTCGCCTGCTCTGTGCCCGTCGCGCACATCATCAACAATAAAAACTGCTGTTCCATCTGTGATGTATTGCCCTGCTTTAATGTTCATTTTTATCCTCCTTTTAGTAGCGAATTATCGGAAGCATACTAATCGCGGGCGGCTGGACTGTATCAGAATTTCCATAGATGGCGTTTGAACGTGAAGCATAAAAAAATGCACGTCTAATTCTCCAGCCGCCGGAACTAGTACCAGCTAAATCGCCAAAATTATCACTTTCATTTCTAACAAATGCCCCACTACACGAATCCGATACTACTCCGACTGTACCTGTTATATTCGGCAGACCTGCCGCGATTGTTGCGCCTGCGCTATCGCTAAATTGTTGCATTCTGTCAGTCCAGTTTGGCAGCGTCATTGTCGTTTCGCCATCACCCACGCCGAACATTCCCTGATAATTATCTGTGTCCTCATTCCATAGATTATATTTATCAGCTAATGCAACCAGTCGCGGATAGTCTGCCCTGCTCACTTCTGCGCCGTTCGCTTTTACATATCCTGTCGGCAAGTATAAACTGCCTCGAATGCTTCCGACTGGCGTGCAGTCGCGCACGTCGTCTATAATAAATTGTGCAGTACCATCAATCAGAAGTACCCCCCCCGCGGACAACGTTGTAAAGTCGGGTTCTTCTGTGTCTGTCGTGCCTGCTTTTACGCACTCTAATCTTGCCCAGCTCGGCAGATTCGGGCTGTATGCGATATCGCCGACTTTATACGCTTTGTTTCGTTTCAGCATATTCAGTCCGTGCGTTTCCATTAGTTCTTTCAGCTCTGCGACGATTATCCCGTGTGAGTTTTCACTTTTGTCATGCTCATCTAAGTCTAAAACAGTTACCGCGGCAGCGTTTCCCACTTCAATCTGTACCTGCCGGGCGTTGCCTGTTATGAAATACACGTCCACAATCTGCGCGTCTATCGGGATTTCTTTGCTTGGGACATAGTCTACATAGTTTCCGCCGTTGGTGTATGCGTACAGCTTTTCTTCGCCGTCCTCGCCTATCTTGGCAAAGACGCCGATTTCTCGCGCTCTAAAGCCTTTTTCTAAATTCTCATTTGATACTGTAAATCTTAATTTCGTCTTACCGTTGCCTTGATTCTCACCCGATATTATCGGCACTTCCAGCACAGGATTTATCATGTCTGCCAGCGTGCTCATGTCTTGCTTTTCGCCAAGCTCGCCGTCACCCATGCAGACTTTTGTAAATTTCAGAGCCTCGCCTTTGACGTTTGCTTCCGCTACCATGTTTAGCCCCGTGTTCGTTACTATCATTTTTGGATATGCTGACACATTATTCTCCCCTTATCGTTATAAATTTAAGGACGCATACGCAGCCTGCCTTATACGCACAGCTCGGTTCTCTAAATTCAAAGCCGCAGTCTGTCGATGCGTCTATTTTTGTATGAGATGTTACCCACGGCAGGCAGCCAATAAAGACTTCGCCTGTAGCTTTTTTTGTATTGCTTATGCTGACTGCTAAATTCGCCGGAACGATTACTCTCGTCAGCGTCTTTACGGCTTCATGCTGGTATAGAAAGTCAGCGACAAATTCAAGCCACAGTCTGTATTCGCCGTAGTCTAGCGATGCTGAAACATTGTCTTTGCCGTATATGCTGTCTAATTTTTCTTGAAAGCTGCGCTCGGTGTACGGTATCAGCGCGTTTATCTTAGCAAGTATTGCTTTTTTTCGCGTATACAATGAATCGCTTGCGCTCGGATAAAGCTTCAGCATTTTTTCCCAGCGCGCAGCGCCGTCTTTGTCTAGCGAATAGACGAACGTGTTCAAAAACGCTTTCCAGATTTCCGACCATGCTGCCTGAAATTCTTTATTTTCTGCCGCCGCAAGCTGCTGAAATTCTTTTGCCAAAGCTACCGTGCTTGGATAATATCTCGCGACATTAACTTCGCGAATGTCAGGTGTCATTGACATTTAACTCACCTCTTACTGCAAGCTCGTCTTTATCGAGCTGCAAATTTTCTTCGCTGCCGTTCAGCATTGTATGCTGCACGTCTTCTATTCCGTCAAGTGCCAGCAAGCGGCTTTCAATCTGCGATACTCTGATGACGATGCCAGAATTGCTGACCTTGCCGATTTCGGCTTTCTGCGTTTCCTGCCATTTTTTGTTTAGCTCTAAGAAATATTCGTCAATGGCATTTTCTACTGCTTCCCGATAGCTTTCGTATTCGCCGCTGGCAAATTCGAGCGTCAGAGAGATGGCCACGCTTGAATTTTTCACGCCCTCAACCGTAACATGATGGCCAATCGGCGCTATGCCCACGCCCTCGCCGCTGTTTATCACAGGGTCGATTAATGTCTGCACCTCGCTGACAAATTCCTCCGCTGGAACTTTAAACTCGCTCGTCATAAACACGATCTTTACCGTTCCGCCGCCTGCCCAGACCGGATAAACCTTCACACCGCCGACGCCGTCTATGTTGTTCACTTTTTCGCGGTAGTCGGCGATATTGCCGCCATAAGCTTGGCTGTCGAAGCTTGCAAGATAGCGCGCGCGAAAAGATTCCGTATCCTCCTCGTCCTCGCCCGGCACTGTAATCTCGGTTAGATTTGCCGTCTGCAGGTTCTGCACATAGTCTATCGGTATTAGCTTGCCCTGCGGCTTGTTGCCGACAGTGCCTAGTGTTTCGCATGACAAAAAATAAATGCCGCTGCTGATTTTTTCAGTAACGACATAATTTAAATCGTCATAGGAAAACCGTGTCCCTATTGGAATCTCCAAGTCGGCAGGCGTAAACGCGCCCTTTGCCTTGGCGGCAGACGCTTCCTTTGGCGTCAATCGTCTTTCCAAGGCGCGCTCAAGCAGATAAGACCGCTCTGCCGTATCACCAAAGGTATTTTTTAGAAAATAGTCAACTGTGGCATACATCAGCGAAAATTCAATAGCCGCCGGCATGCAGGCATCATAAGCTATACTGCCCTCGCGCTTGTCCACGTCTGCCGCTATGCTTTTCATCATTCGCTTTAAAATAGTTTCTTCCGTTTGCTGTTCATACATTACGCCACCTGCACCTCCTTTGCCATTTTTATAACGCCTGCTTGCGTCATTACAGTAAACTTCGCCAGCACGTCGCCGCCGTTATTGCTCAGTTCAAAATCCGCCACTTCCTCCACTCTGTCGTCTTGCATGAGTGCTTCCGTTATGCGGCGCGGCAGCTCGGCAAAAACGTAAGGAAGCGGCTTTCCGAAAAGGTCCTGCAGTTCAACGCCGTAGTTCCAGCTGTAAATCACATATTTGTACCGTTCAGTATTTAAGATTTTATAGCATGCCTGCTCGACTGCCGCCAAGTCGTCAACCGTGCCTCTTATTCTTTCATCGTCAATCTGCATTTGATATGACTTGCTGGGCTGCGAGATAGCCGCAAGCCCTGTCATATCGCTTATGTCAGGCAATAAAGCCATATTATCACCCCCATTCGCCTGTTAAGGCAGCATGATTGAACACCCTGCTCAAGACGATAAATTCCTGCCCGCCTGCTTGCCGAATTAAAATGACGTTCTCACCGACCGTCAGGGCATTGTAGACCTTTATCCTTTTTCGGCCCGCGTATCCGTGGTTGTGGCTGGCAAATTCCGCGTAGCCCGATCCGCCGCCGCGGTTTTCAGTCGTGTGGCTGACTTCAATATCCACCTCGAAGTCGCGCACCATATCGGTTAAAATCAGAAATTCAGCAGATATTGTCTCTTTCTGCTCAATGCGTATAGCGAGAGGATTTACGCTTTCCACTGTGCCTAGCAGGTAGTCAGCAGGTTTTCCTGCAGCAACAGACTGATTGACCAGCGATTGTACCGCCTGTAATATCGCGCTCATGTTATGCCATTCCCCCTTAGCCGCAAGTCCATCGTATGACTGCCATTATCATACTTGTGCTTTACCGATTCGACCAGCATAAGTACGCTCTCGCCATTTGCCGGCTTGCCTATTTCCATATTGCCTGCATTTAGCTGCACATAGATTCCACAGCCGCCACGCACCCTGTCATCGCCAAGCGCGCTTTTTATCGTTAGCGTCTTGTATGCCTTGTTGTACGTCTTTAACAGCGTGTCAGCCTTTGCCGCAGGGTTTGCGCATTGCTTCATGTTTATCGATTCGCACATCTGAAGCGTTCCCCAGCGCGCCATGTTCGCGCTGTCCAATGCCATATACACCTCTCGGCTGCCCGTTTCCCTGTTGTCGTAATAGAGCTTGACTTTATTGTATGTCTCGCGGTCAATCGTCGATTCGTAATTGAAATTCTCTGCTGTTTCGGCATCAAGCAAAATCGGCACTGTCATGTCCTCAAGATTTTTCAGCATGATTTTTCCCGCCTCATCATACAATACAAACATTTTCTTGCCATATATGAGGGTGTGGTCAAGCGCGGTATAGATGATGTCGAACAGCGTTTCATTGCTGGCGCGCATTTTGGGTATCACATACTCCGTGTCAGCTATTTCCCCGACTTCGAGCTTGAAGTCGTCAGCAATGCGTTTTATCACGTCGCTTGCCTTGATATTCACAAATTCATATATATCCTTATTTTTTAAGTACCTCAGCTGGTCGTAGCAGGTTATGCTCACAGCGTTGTCCTTGTCCTGCCTTAGCGTAAAAATATATCCCTTAAAAATCTCGCTGCCGCCGCTCGTCATTTTTACGATGTTGCCCTCGTCAAGCTCCAGCGCATCGTCGCCCAGCACCTTAAACGAGAGCTTGCCCGGCGAGCCCTTCCGTTCCGTCTCCCACGTTATGCCCTCAAACACACACGGCATAAAAACGCGCTCGCCGTTTTGAATGAAGATGTTTATCTCGCTTTGCCCCGCTATTTTGCTTGCCGCCTGCACATAATCAGACAAAATGCAGCACCGTTCCTTTCTTTGGCACAGCCGACGGATTTGCCGCGCCGTTTAGATTCATCACGCTCCGCCAATCGAGACTTCCGCCTGATGCGCGCTTGCACGCCTCCCAAACCGATTGTTCGTTGCGAATTTTATACAGCTCCGGCAAGTCTGCGTCTTCTATCGTCCGCGTATTTTTTACCGTCGCCGTCTTATTGCCGTTTTCGTCTGTCGTTATTTCAAGCTCCTTTGTCGCATACCGCCTGTATTGCTTTAGCCTGACTGACACGACAACGTCAAAGCCATAGCTTTTCGCGTCCTCGTTGATTGAATAATCTTCGAGCGTAACTAAAAGATTGTTGTCAAACAAAACCTCGTAGTTTTGGCTCATGCGCATGACAATAAAGCGAAACGGCTTGTTTTTCGTCTTTAACTTTTCGATTTTGTCGAGATAATACGACGGCTTTTTAAAAGAAAAGCTCACGCCCAAGAGCTTTCGCGATACCGCGTCAACAACGCTGTCCTCAAGCGAGGTATTGTAATTGGCAAACGGATAGCTGCTGCTTGGCAGCATTATGTCAAAAGATGCGTCGGAAAGCCCTGCTGATTTTATAATGTTGATTTCGCCCTCGTTTATTAAGCTGACAGTCTTATTCTTGTTGCGGATTTTAATCGTCATCTTGGCAGGCGGCACGGGGAGCATCGTCTTGCCAAGAAAAAAATAATACGCCATAAAATCACCCCTTTACTCATGCACGGCTTCCGCGCCTGCTGCCATGCCCTCTTGCAGTTTTTCTACAAACAAGTCGATTATTCCGTCGGCGTCAACTTCGCTGCTGATGTTTTGCTGTACGCCGCCCATCTCGATTTTTACCTCCGCTGTCGTGTACTTGTTTATCGCCTCCTGCTCGGCGAAGTCGCGCAAATATTTTATGTCCTCGCCCAAAATATCCATCGCGTCCTTTATGCCCTTCGTGTTGTCTGCCGTGTCCTTGCCGCTGCCAGCAATATCGTCTAAGGAGTCGCCTACGGACGGCACGCTGGCGGCAGAAAAATCCATATCGGCAGCATTAGGCATTTTCGGCAGCACGTTTTCCATCAGTCCCTGCAAGGAAAATTCCTCAGCGAATTTGCGCCAGCTCTGCCCGTAGCCCTCGGCATGGTACGTTATCTCGCCAACCGCGCTTATATTCGTGCCAAAAACGCCGTTTATTCCTTCTGCCGCCTTGTTTATCAGCTTAATCAAGCCGTTTATGCAGGAAATCATAAAATTGACAGAGCTTTCAACGATATTGCCCATCACCTCAAAAGCCTCCGCGACCGTATTCCTAAGCCCATTTGTAGCAATGCGCCAGCCCAATAGCGCGCCAATCACCAGCACGATGAGCGCAGGGATAGCAGCAATTAGGACCATCCAATTTCCCATGATGAGCTGCAAAAATATCTGCGCCGCGGTGAGTACGCCCGTTGCCGCCGTCCACGCTGCTGTTGCCGCCGTGCAGATAAACTGCTTTGCCGCGACTGCCGCTGCAATTGCCGCATGCACTGCTGTTACGCTGTTTGCCAAAAGCCATGCCGCCGAATACGAAATAATATAGCCGATGACATACGGCAGCACGGTCTCCGCCGCCTGCTCAAGAACGGCAAAGCCTGCCGCCAGCCACTCACCTATATAGCCGCCAACTTTTGCCGCAACGCCATACAGCCACTCGATATTTTGGGCAACGCCCGTTATTGCCGCCGCTAAGACCGTAATGCCCGTTGTCGCCGTTTCGGAAACGCTCCTAACTAAATCAGAATTGGCGAGGCGGCTCACCGCGTCAAAGACCGGCGTAAACGCCTTATAGGCGCGCGTTGCAATATTTTGCCATACATCCGACCACTTCATAGGCATACTTTCAAACTGCTCATTTATGACGCTTAGATTGCCTAATATGGCATTTCGCATTATCTCTGCCGTTATTGCGCCCTCGCTGGAAAGCTTTTTGAGCGCGCCCTGCGAAACGCCCATATAGTCAGCGACCATCTTTTCTATGAGCGGCGCGGCTTCGGCAATAGAGCGAAATTCATCGCCCTGCAGCCTTCCGCTGCCAAGGGCCTGCGTGAGCTGCAATAGTGCATCCTGCTGCCGCGCGCGGTCAGTGCCGCCGATTGCAAAAAGCTTTTGAACGCCTTCCATAAACGGTACAACCTGCCGCGCATCGGGAAACGCTTCCTTTGCCGTCATGGCAATCCCGGCCACCGCTGCTGCCATTTCAGCGTAGCCGCCGCGCGCGCGTAAAGCTGATTTATAGATTGCGTCATTCAGCTCTATTGCAGCCTGCCCTCTTCCCATAACGAGTGCGAGCCGTGCCATTATGCCGCCATAGCCATCGCTTGCCGCCGCAAGACGCTGCGGAATGCTTGCCAAGCTCGCGGCAAGACTCGCCGCCGTGCCAGCTGCAAGGCTCGCCAGCGTAAATTGCCCGAATGTGGTTTTAACCGCCGCTTTTACGCGGCCTAAAATACCCGACGTTTCATTTAATCTCGCATTTAAGCCTGACATACTTGCGCCCGCGTTTTCTAAAATCGGCGGCAGCCTGCTTGCCGCAAATATCACTTCGTCAATATTTCCTACTGAAACGGTCGCCGCCGCGCCGAAATTTTTCATCTGCATTGCCGCGCCGTTAAAATCCGCCATATGGTCAAAACGCTTAACTGCCGCGCCAGCTTGTTCAAAGCGGTCCGCCGCCGCGCCTGCCGCCTGCGTCATTTTCCGAAATGCGGGCGATACGCCGTCGGAAAGCTCTATCCTGTTTTGCAGTGTCGCCATTACCGCCGCCTCCTTGCCTTATGCTTTACCTTTTCGCCGGCTTCTCTATCCGCTTTAATCTTTAGCGATACGGCGGCAAAGACAAATGCTAATTCATTTTCTTCTAAGCTAAACAGCTCATGGGGGAATTTGTGCAGCTTCAGGAGGCAATAATACGCCACTGCCGCGTAAATATCGCCTCCCTCAATTAGTTTTTTGCCTGATTTATCTTGTCCTCCATGCCGACCTTAAAGCCGTTTGCTTCCTGCACTGCCGCCATAAGGTCGCTATACTCTCCCGGCGTGAGCATTTTTTTCAAAAGCTCGCTTGCGCCGATTGCCTTGTACGAATCCTGCAGCTGCGCGTCATTTAAGTCGGGGTATACTACGCTCGCGCACGCCATTTCAAGCGCCGCCTTTTCCGCATCGGTAGTTATCCTGTATTCGCGCGTTTTCGGAATAAGCTCCTTTTTCTTGCACGCCGTCATAATCTCGTCAATCTCGCTGTTTGCCAGCGTGCGAAGCTCCCACTCAATCGCCTTGCCGTCGCCGCCGACAAAGCTTTCCGACGCGACATATTTTACATTCTCAGCTTTTATCGCATTTTCAGCCAAAAAATTCTTCAAATTATCCATAAAAAAGCCTCCTTCTTAAAGCTCTACGCCGTCAAGCTCCGTGAATTCCTCCGGCAGCTCGAAGTCTTCAAAAGTGAAATTAACGTCCTGCTCTAGCCATTCGCCGTCCGCGTCAAAAGCGGCAATAACGCCGCTGTCGAGATTGCATTCCTTTAAAATGAGCGTCTGTCGGCCAGAATCCGAGGTTGTATCCTCATTGACAATCTGCATATCAAAATAAATGTCCTTGCCTGAGTCCTTGTACTCTTTCAGCATTTTAGTAAATTTCGACGTTACGGTGTAAATCGTCATGCTGCCCGTGCCGTTCCAGTTTACCGCTTTGTGGCCTATGCCCGAGCGGCCGAGTATCGGCACCTCAACCTTATTTTTCTCCGCCTTCGCTTCCAGCTTCTTTGCCATCATCAAAAGATAGCGCGAGCCGTCAATCGTCGCATAGCAGTAAGCGAGCCGCGCCGCGTTTACGTCTTTAGCGCGCATCGTCTGAATTAAATCAGCCATAATTTACCCTCCTTTTACGCAACAAGCACCTTCATGTAGAGTTTTTCCATGCAGCACGTCGGCTGGATTGCATACTCGCTCAAAACCGTGTCCTTGTCCTCGCCCTGCAGCGGCACGGGCACGTCATCAGATACGAAATTTTGGATTGCTCTGACGCGCTGCAGCTCTTGATAATACGCTACAATATCATTCCAGAGCGCGATGCGCCCGTCGGAATCGTTCGGCTCTTTGCCAAGATACTGGCGATTAAAAAGACGCGCCAAGTCAATCGCTATCTGGTCAAGCACGCGCATGACCTGATTTTTCGCAAAATCCTTATTCTTTGCTTTTGAAAAGCTTGTAAACGTGTTAATGTCCGTCAGCACGTTTATGTCGCCCGAAATATCGCCTACCGTCGGGTCAGTTACGCGGTGAAAGGCAAGCATGCCGCTGTTGATTGCTTTTTCGAGTGCTGACTGCTTGTAATTTACGTCAACCGTAAAATCGCCGTCATACGTCTTGTTTGTGCAGGACGCATTGACAGCGCAGCTCGCCTCCGCTCCCGTCAGCCAGTAGACAAGACTTGCCGGACTTTCCCCTTCGTCCGTTACCTTGTTCATAATGCTGATGACGCCCTCATAATCGACCTTTTCCTTGCCGTAAATGACAGTTTGAAATTTCATGCCCACGTCGTCGCGCATACGCTTCGTGAACTGAATGTATAAGTCTTGAATTTTGCTGTCCGTTGAAACTAAGCCTAAAGTATTAAAATAATACGGCTCAATCTTATCAAGAAATTCTTGATACTGTACGCCCGTTATATTTTCGCCGTTCGTGCCGCCCGCAAGAACCAGCCCCGCCGAAATTTCAAGCTCCGCATCGTCTCGGTTAAACACGATATAATCATTGTCTTCAAGATCGGACTTGCTGCTGACAGTCTGCTTGTCGACGACCGTCCTGCTGTCGCCCACGGCAAGATACGTTATCACGTCAAACATATCCTCATCATCGACATTCGCCTGTACCGTTATCGTCAAATCATTGCCGCGTATGCCGCCGTATTTTGCCGTGCCGAGGCTGCACGACGCTTGGGCAGGCTCATTATTCAAACGGTAAAAATAGCCCGTTTGCAGATTCTTGAATAAATCGCGCAGGCCCGTAATTTCATCTGCCGTGTAATCGTAGCCGAAAAACTTCAAAGAATCCGACTGAAAATCCTCCACCTCTACTGTAAACACCTCGCCGACAGGCCCCCAGTCGAGAATAAGCCCCATTGCCCCGTAGCCGCGCTCGGTAATGCTGACTGATGCCCTGACCTTGCTGGCAAAATTGATATACGCGCCCGGCATTACTTTGTTTTGAAAAAGCCATGTGCCTCCGCCTAGTGCCATTCATACCACTCCTTCTAATTTATTTCTTCAATCACTTCGCGCTTCAAAAAGCCATCTCTTATTTTTTGAAGCTCCTCTGCCGTATATAGCTTATCGCTCTCTAAAAGCATCGCATAAATATCGCAGTAAGCGCGGTATTTCTTTGAGCCTACAACCTGCTCCTTACTGTACGCGACAGTCTTTTTTTCCTCTGCCATAATATCACTCCTTTAGCTTTTGCACCTGCACAAGACGCTGCATTGGCGCGTCGCGGCCGTGCTTTTTTACGACAAACATTTTATAATCGACAAAAAAATGCAATACGCCGTCTGAAATTTCATACCGCATTGACGATGCGCGCAAAAGTCCTCCGAAAAGCTTTACATATTCTAGCGCGAGCAGCAAAGAGCTTGCCGTCCTCGCAAGCTCTCCTGCCGCCTGCCTCTCCTTTGGGAAGTAATGCACGTCAAAGCTATACGTCCTCAAGTACCGCCAGTTTACGATATGCTGCTGCGCGCATGAAATCAGGTGCACAAAAAAGCAGGGCTCGCTAAAGCCCTGCGGCACCTTGTCTGTATAAACTTTTGCGTCCTTGCCAAACACATCATAAATTCTTTTTGCCACGCCTTTTATCAGAAAATCAGCCATTTTTACCACCTTCTAAAAATGCTGCCAGCTTCTTTTTGAGAATCGACGGAATCTCAGTCTGCAATTCATTGTTGGAATCGGTCATCATAAACCTGCCTGTAACCCATGACTTTTTCAGCCTCTTGCCAAGCTGCGGCACAAACCGGCCGACCTGCTGACGGTGGCCATACTCGACATAGGACGCATAAGAAACGGGATTTATTAGCACTATCGCGTAGACGCCGCCGGAATGGTCTACCTTATGCTCCTGCACAAACTTTGCCGCATTGCCGCCAGAGCCGTTTTTTGCTTCCTGCTCCGTTTTCGCCGTCCAGCCGCGGCGCAGCGTGCCGCCGTTGGTGAGCCTTTCCAATTTAAGCGTCCGTTTCTTTTTTCCGCCTTTAGCTGTCTTTTCTTCGTAGACGGCATCGAACGCCCCCGTGCCGACGGGCGTTCTTTTTATTGCCTTTCGCAAAAAACGCGCGGCAAGCTCTTTTGTGCAGGCAATAAAAAATTCATCGGTCGCCTCTGTTGATTCGAGCAAATATTTATGGAAATCCTTCATTCCCGAAAAATCCGCCTTTGACATTACGCTTCCTCCTCGTCCAAAATAAGATTCACTTCCTGATGAGTGGCGAATTTAGCCGCAACGCCGCTGCATTTATAAATTGTGCTGCCGCCGCGCCCCGATACAATCAGCCTGCTGCCTGCACTCACTTTAACGTCAGGCGGCAAAAACAGCTTCACCGACTGGCTTATTGCCGCCGCGTCGTCAGTCTGCGCCGCTGGTGAGAAGGACGAATAAGAAAGGCGGCACGGCACGCCCTCTTTTAGCAAAATTTCCGTCAAGGACGTTATGCCGTCCGTTTCATCAGTGTTATGCTCGTAGCCGTAAATGTCTGCGGTGCAGTCATAAAGACTTTCCAGCGATTTTCGCGCCCTCGCCCAAATCATCTCCATGACAATTTCCGATAGCGGTTAAGCTGCGCCGTGTAATTTTTTAAAAGCGTCGCATGAAAATTCTCATCAGCCGACTTATTAAAGCTCACCTGCGTATCGCCCTCTTTTATTGAAGTAACGCTGCCGGAGGGAAGAATTTCACTGCCAAAGGCTTCGTTTCTGTATAAATCTACTGCCATGCGGTAGGCAGTATTTAAAAGTCCGTGCGGCATCGCCTTTATGTTGCAGTAGTTTAGAATCGTTTCCTCGACATCGGCAATAATAAATTCAAGGCCTGCGTCTTTTTCGGTATCGGCAGGCGCGATGCCTAAAAGCTCCTTTAATTTGACTGTTTCCAATGCCATCATACCACCTCCTAGGCGGTCGTTACAGTTGCGATAAACAGCCCCGACGGATTCGGCAGCGCAGGCACGAACAGCCCCGATGATTTAGTCCACGTCGCCACAGGGTCAGGCGTCTTCCACATGACTGTTGTAATGTACTGCTGCGCCGATTTTTCCGTCCACGGGCCGACCGCCTTTTCCTCCGGCGTAACGCCCCACAGACCGCTCCCCATTGATTTATTCGGCAGCGTTGACAAGCCTACCAGCTTGTCCTCGTCAAAATAACGCTTCGTTTCAAGCTCGCCTTTTTTATTTTCGATGCGGTAACGCTCATCATACGTCTCCAGTGTAAAGCCATACATTTCCTGCATGAGCGCGTTGAGCTGCTGGAGCGTAACGAACGCCCCTGCGCCGAGCGTGCCGCGGATGGCGACCTGTATGCCCTTGTTGGCGCGCATTTTCGCTACAATCTTATTTGAGGTTATCACGCGCGAAATCGTCTGTCCGCAATCTTTTGCCTTATCGACCATCTTTTGCAGATCGCCTAAAAAATCTGCGTCCTCCGCCGCAAGATTCAGCGTTGTCTTATTTTCCTTCGGCACGCCGTAATCTACGACCATCGAAAGCCCGTTTTCGGAAATCGTCGCCTTGCCGCTGGTCAGCACTTCGCACTTCATAACCTCTGTGCGCGTCTTGACAGATTCGGACAATCTTGCCACGTCGTCAAAGATATACTGCACGATTGAGCTTGCGTCTGCGCCGTTGTCAATGACGTACTGGACACGCTCCGACTGATTGATTTTTTCTTTTATCAAAAACTTTTCCAGCTTAACCTTTTCCATCGTCGGCCGCGCGCCAATGTGCGCTTCCGTGTCAAACGCATGGACAAGCGCCATCGTCGGCAGCATGAGCTGGTCGGACAAGCGATAAAACTCAGCCTTTAAGTTCGGCGTCTTTACGTCGGGAAAAACACTGTCGCCGAGATAATTGCGCTTTACTGAAAAATTCTGCGAAAAATCCAGCAAATCCTTAGGGTTCACTAGTTCTAAAATATCCATGTATTAACCACTCCTTTTTATTCAGATGTTTTTTCCTCTTCCTCTGCGGCATTTACAAAGACAATGCCCGACGCCTTGAGCGCGGCGGCGGCTTCATCTGACAAAGCCTCCGGCAGGCGGTCTTGAAAAATGCGCCCTGCGACAATGACGCTGCCCTCATGCGGGCCTGCCGTTACATCGACATCATCAAAAATAATGCCCGCCGCCTCCGCGCTGTTTGCAGGATAAATAGCGCCGGCAAGAACGCTCTTGCGGCCGTACTCGTCAGCGGCAACGCCCTCGTCAGAAATCTGATATGTCTTTGTAATAAGCCCCGTGGCAGACGCCAAAAAATTAATTTTCGCCCTGCTCTTTCTTTCCTCGATATGCGCCATTAATATCTCTCCTTTACTGTGCCGCGCCTTGTGCTGCCGGCATAATCATCGAATTGTACTTTGCAGCAAACATCGCCCCTGCTGACTCTGTTTCTTTGCCGCCGCTCGGGCCTTGCGGCGTCATGCCGAATACATTCGCGCGAGGCTTGCCCCCTGCCCCTTCGCTCTCCGCGTCAAACAAGAACTTTGTGTCATCGCCCTTCGCGAGCTTTTCAAGCTGCTTGTCTAAGCCGCTTACCTTGCCGTCCTCGCCGACTTCCAGCCCGTCAAGCTCCAAGAGGGCGCGGACAGCCTTGTTGTTTTTCGCCTTCATCTTAGTGAGCGCATCATCTACGGCAAAATCCAGCTTCATCCTCTTTACCGTGCTTTCATATTCGGCTTTGGCAGTTTTATTTGCCTCCTGCAGCTCGTCAATCTTTTTCTGCAATGACGCCGTGTCGCCCGCAGACTTTTTCAAAATCTCAAGCTGCTTGTCCCTCTCTGCTACCTGCTTGTCCAGATTTTCCTTCGCCGCTTTCAACGTTTCATGCTCCGTTTTAGCGACATACTGCTTTAGCTCCTCCGCGCTTGAAGCAGCCGCCTTCGCTGCCAGCTCATCCGACAATCCCAGCTGCAAAAATTCTTCCTTTGTCAATCCGACCTCTCCTTTTTTTGTTATTTCAGCTTGTTCTTTAACGCCCGCAAGCTAAAAAAGGGCATGAAAAAAGCACCCTTGAAATAACTTTCAAAAGTGCTTATTTCTTACGCTTCTTTTCTTGTTCGTAGAACTCGCATTTTGCGTGTTCATACAAAACTTCATGCGGCTTGTTATCCAGTATCTTGCATTTTCCCCAATCGTGGCGGGAAGTCATTTTTCCACCAATGCTTGTAGGTGGAAGCTGGAAGATACAAGTTTTACAACAAATATCGTCCGGGGGGCGAAGGTGCTTCTGTAACTTCTGAATCTAAGATTTTCAGCTTATACAGTTCTTTTCTTTCAGGATATTGTTCAAACAGTTCTCGCAATTCTTCATTCTGCGAAAGCTGTTCTTCAAGTTCCCGTTCATGCTGTTTCGTCCACAATTTAGCAATT